TTTATGCAGAGAGTAATGTTGCATATAAAGTCTCTCTATATAATTTTTACCAGAAGGAACAGAACCATTTGCTCCCGGAAATGAAACAATATCTTCTGGTACTATTTCTTCATATTTTGGCATTTCACATTGAATAAATTTTTTTAACAAGCAATTATTAGGTAAATTTTTTACGATTAATCTTTCAACATTATTTTCAGTTATTTCTTTTTCGTCATTGTCAAATTTTTTGGCTTTACCGTAATCTTTCCATAGATACATATAAAGGTGTATTTCATTATCACTTGGCAGTGATGTGATATTTGTTATCCATGCATTTCTAAATCTCGGTTGACCACCAGTAACCATCGCTATCTTCATTTTCTTCTTGCTATCCAGAATCTTCTTCTACCCATGTCATTATTGGGATCCAAATTTTCTTTTTCAGATGACCCTGATACTTTCCAATCATAAATGTGCATTGTTGAATTTAAATCTTCATCATCATACCTAACAAACGAAAAATTGTTTTCTTCTAAAACATGTTCTATGTGGTTTGCAGAAACTCTTTTAACTCTTCTAGTTTCTGTTATCGATTGGTCGTAATCATTTCTATCGGTAAATTCATATTCGAAGAGGGGCTTATCCGAATCTGCTACTTCCGTTTCTAAAACCAAAATGTCAGTATGATTCAGTGAACAAATTAAATCTTGTTTCCAATTATAAAGGTGATAAAGTAATCCAAAATTTATCACAATATCAAATTTTTTGTTTAGGTTCCAGTTTTCTTCATGATTTAATTGATGTATTTCACTATTTGGATTTTTTGACCGAATTATAGGTAGATATTCTTTTCTGCCTTCTGTGAATGTAATACTACAATTATGTGTAGTTCTAAAATAATTTCCTATATCACCTAGCCCACATGCTACTTCCAAAATAGATTTATTTTTGATAAAATCAACAGACAAAAGATTTTCTATTTTTTTTATTCTCTTTTCCCTCCAATCATTATAATGATTTTGAAATAATGATTCTAACATATTACATTCTCTCTATAGGTTATTCTTTGTAGTTATCCAAAAAATAATTTAAATCTTCTGGTGTTCCAATTCCCCACATACGTTCGATATTTTTTATACGTATTTTTTTGTTATCCTGAATTGCTTCATTGAAAACTGGGCAAACATAAAATTCATTATTGACACGAATATTTTTTTGAATCATTTGTTCAGCATATTTAACATAATCGGATCCTTGTTTCCAATAATAAATGCCAACTGTTGCAAGATTACTAATAGGGCGTTTCTCTGCAACTTCAGACACGAAACCATCTTCTCCTAATTTTGCATAAGACCATTTAGGATGTGTTGCTTCGAATGTGACGATTCCACCGTCAATAGAGTCGGCAGTAAATGCATATAAGCATTCATTTGAGTTCCATTCAACAAATTGATCTGAATTAGCCATTACCAATGGTGCATCATTATCAATAAATTCCTTTGCAAGTAATGTTGTACATGCTGCACCTTCAGTGAGCCCATCAACCTGTACAATCTTGCAGTCAGGTGCAATGACATTAAGCAGATATTTTAAATTATATTTTTCATAATGTTCTTTTTGTACAATAAAAATATAGTTTGCTTCAATGTTTAAGTTCTCAACAACTACTTGAATCATTGGCTTTCCACGAACTTCAATTAGAGGTTTTGGAAAAGTATAACCAACAGATGCAAACCTTGAGCCAGCACCCGCCATTGGAATCAGAACATTAAGCCTACTGTCCCTCCAAGGTAATGATTTTTTACTTTTTCCTTCAATCGTTTGAATCATATCAGTCAACCTTTTTAAAAATCTATCAGAATTTACTTCATGTGAATTTTCAACTGGTAATAAATGCGCTCCTGAATCCATGGCGCCTTGTCTTCCGATGTGGCTATCTTCTACTATAATAGTGTTTTTTGGAAGAGCGTTCAAAGCCGTCATGCATTTCCAGTACATTTCTGGATATGGTTTTGTCCTTGAAACATCTTCGTTACTAACGTAATAGTCTACTGAATCTAGTACGCCAATACTTAGTAATGACAATTTTACTGTTTCACGAATTGAATTTGATGCAACGGCAATTTTATATCCTCTTTTTTTAATATCCGAAAACAATGCAGATAAAAAATAATTAGGCATAAAACCACGAACTAAATTAAATGTTGCTTCTTGTTTATCAGCCCAAACCTTATCGTATGAAGATGTGGGTAGACCTTTTCTTTCAGTCAACATTTTAAGTTTTTTTGTTGTGTTTAACCCATCGTAAATGCTTAGATGTTCATCTCTAGAAATCACATATTTCGGATCAATCTTTTCAAGAGCTTTGTTCAATGCATCATAATGTAATTCTCTAGAATCAATTAACACACCATCGAGATCAAATATGACTAACTTATTCATGTTTATTAAATCTCCTCAAAATCGAACGAACTTGCTCAATATCCTGATCTAGAGGCATTTTATGAAGTTCATATTTTTCAGGATTTCTGAAGTAGGACATGAGCAAAAGCCCTTGATCATCATCGACCAAGTTGTTTTCAAAAAGAACATTTAAAGATTTTTCCATGTGTGTTTTTAGCATGCACCATTGTTCTTTTTCTCCTACAAAAACTCCACCAATAATATAAACAAGGTTATTCAGAACGGCCGTTTGAATTTGCTCCATCGCTCTTGACAATACAGGTTCCCTGTAATTAAAGAAATGCATTTTTCCTGGAGTAAAATCGTATTCCCATTTTTTTGATTTAGGAATATGTTCATCATCTCTACAATATCCAAAATCGATCCATGATGCCCAATCATTAGTAATGAGCCCCTTTTCAAAAGCGTCATAAACATAAAAAGCTTTGAGTGAAGTAACTCCAACATAATCTTTTGACCAATATTCAGGGTTTCGAACTTGATAAGGATTGATTCTCCTTGTAAATTCTGGAGAACTTTGAATGTTGTGAATTTTTTCTCTTAGTTCCTGTTGTACATTCTCGTAATCATATGAAACAACTTTTACGTTAGGAGAAATATTTGAAAGACGTTCAACCAAATCCGGTGAAGTGTAGACGATTATTTCGGTGTCGATTTCACACATTCTTGTGAAGTGTTCAATGTATTTGTCAACAGAACGTTGAAGATAATGCGGGAGAGGTCCACCATTTTTGTGGACATTTGTTGACCAGTCACCGCGCCCGATATCATAGAAAGCGGTAACTAAAGTGATTTTGCTCATTTCAAAACCTCATATTTATAAAATTACGATTTATATAGGAAGTATTTAGGTGATGTGCCAGTATTTGTATCTTTTGTAATTTTTATTCCATATTTTTTAGAGAAATATTCCATCCATTCTGGAATTCTATCATATTGATGTACAATAACAAAAGGTTTTCCTTCTGAGTTTACAACTTTACCATTTTCGTCCATGTAGGGGCGATTTTCCAATAAATATGGACCAAATTCTTCCATTTGATCCGGCTTATTTGTAACATGAGCATTAAGTGCCCATGCATCTCTTAATCTCAATATTGCACACTTAGATTTCCAAGGTTCAAATGAAAGTATCATATTATATGCGGCTTGATCGGCTACCCAGTCTGGGCGATTTGAAGACATTTGAAAGAGTGTGAAACAAAGGTCTTTCACGAGTTCGGCTTTTCCTGCAATTAGCCCCACATTTAAAACTTCTCTCTCAGAAACATCATTGTAAAAATAAGGTCCAAAATTTTTAATAATATTTTCACGATTCCATTTTTCATCTTTTATTTTAATCGCTTCAGATGCAGCAATTAATCCAATATTATAAAATTTTGTTTTAATGAAATCAATCGGATTGCTTTGAAAAATAACATCTCTTACATCTGTTGTCACCACAAAACGGTATTTGTTTTTATTGCTTTTTAAATAATCATAAATTGAAAGGAATCTCAACATATGTACCATCATTTTTTGAGAGTTACTAGACCTTAGAACTTTTACTCCCTCAGACTCTAGTTTTTGAACAATCGTATCGGTAGCATCGATTGCTGACAGTACAATGTCACCTTCAAAACCTGTATCTTTAATTGATTGCACCCACGGCTTTAATACATCATAGTCTGTATAATTTGTGAATGCTCCTATAATTAAATCTTTCTCCATGGGTATTCTCCATTCATAATGTTTTTCATGTGTTCATTACCTTTTTCAAAAAAAGATCCTTGAACAGAGTCACCTCTACTGGCAACTCTGTAGTTTAATGTATATTGACCATTGGTGTCAACCTGTTCGTGTGGTATTTGTGTGAACAGTATATGAGAAAGTAATCTGTCCACTTCAGGTTGTTCTTGTGGATGTCTGGCTCGTCTGTACCAACCTGGCGAAAATTGAATTGCTATTTTTTTAGGTAGCATAAAACAACCAACATCGATGAAATTATCATTTAACACCGACTTCCATTTACCCAGAGATTCACAATCATCATTACAGATATAATTATTTTCTTGGTCAACAATTTTTCTGAGTGAGTAAGCCCAGGTTTTTCCTTGAACTGCTTCTACAAGAGACTCGACATGATTAGGTTCATACCAATTATCTTCATCTAGAAAACAAAGATATTCACCTTCTGCGATGTATGTCATTGCACCATAAATTCTGTGACCATTGTATTGTTCATATCCTGTAGCTTCAGGTAAAACAACAGTATTGTATCTATTGCAACCGAGAGAGTTTAATACTTTGTTAGTATTTTCTAATCTTTGTTGTCCGTCTACAACAACAAGATACTGTATTTTTTCATATGTTTGTTTTTCAACCGACCGAACGGCTTCGGCTAAATGTGAATTACCTGTTGTCGGTGTTATGATTGTGATCAAAGGTTTCATAATATATCTTCAGATTACATTAATGAATAGAATGCTAAAAAGACTTTACGTAAACTATCCTGTTGTAATGCCTCAGTATCAATTTCTGCTTTTGAACCTTTTTTTAGTGGAGCTAAATTATATGGAGACATTTTAACGGAACTAAACTGTAAAGTTAAAGCGAATTGATAATCCATTTTCGATATACTTTTTGGTTGGCATCTGACTCTAATAATTGTTTTTGAATTTGTTGCAAAGTTTGGTATTGGATCCAATCCTAGTCTTTTCATTTTTTCATTTAAACGTAAATCGTCTCTGCCTAATGTAAAGAAACCATGTGTACCGATATTAATATACGAACATTTTTTTGTTATGTAATAATCACATATCGCTTTTGAGCCAACATCAATATGAACTTCTTTTTTTCCACCGTAATTTTCTATGTCAATCGAATATGCTTTTTTCTTATCAGCAAGTTTTTTAATGTCACCTATGAGTAACCTCTTTTTACCAGAATTATCATTTTGTAAAATCGGTACAGATTCTCTCCATAGTTTTCCCGCTGAACCTGAAGTGTTCATTTCACGCAACAAATTCACTTTTTTTGCTATGCTTACTAACATTTCCTTTTCTGCTTCACCTTTATAGTCACCAAAATCCCATTTTCCATTATAATATTTCATAACTAAAGAACCTGCGGCAGTGGGTGAATTTTTTAGTTCACAACCAGTTTTTATATTTCCAGCACCCATAGTTAAATCGGGTTTATCATGTGATGCACCAGCAACACCACCGGTCGTTATGCCATATTTTGCTAATGCATTATATGCATTTTGTTCATATTCAAAACCTTTTTGAGCCATTTTATATCTCCTAATGATGGAGATATTTATACTTTAAATCCACCAAATTTATTTTTGGGTTTTTCCTGCGGCACATATTGTTGCCCAGCATCCGCAATACCTATTTGAGCATCTTGTTCGACATCATATAACTTCATCTTCGACCTATCAATACCAAGAACAAACCTTTTGTGTGTTGTCGGATCAGAATATCGATTCTTCAACTGTTTGACCATGATTTGATTGAGTGCCTCAAGTTCTTCTGATGAAATCAAAGCAAACATCAGGTCTGCTGTAGCCGGCAAACCAAAACTTTCACTGGTGTCTTCAAGCCCTGGATCTGAGTTTGTGTATCCGCTTCGTGTTGTTTGGGTAGCTGAAACAATTGGCACCCCAAACTCAACAGCCAATCCTCGTAACTCTTCTGCAATAGATTTGACGTAAGTATAAGAGTTAACATTCGCTCCCGCTTTAATTCGTGAAGAACAGCAGATGTTAAGATAATCAATAAAAATGATATCAGGAACAAAATTCCTTTTAAGGTTGAGTTCATTCAGAAGTGTTCTAAAGTGGATTGCTGAAGCTGATGCCGTTGGATATTCTTTGATAATCAATTTGCCCGTTGTCATTTCTTTGACACGTTTCACTTTCTTATCATATATATCTTTCGGCAACTCCATTAAATTGTCTATTGATACATTTAATAGATTCGCATCAATACGTTCGGCTATTTTTTCCTCTGCCATTTCAAGGGTGATGTATAGAACATTTTTTCCTTGCGACATACAACCAGCGGCAACATGACACATGAAAAGAGACTTACCAACACCGGTCCCAGCAAGAGCAATGTTAAGTGTCTTGGCAGGGAGACCTCCTTTGGTGATCTTGTTGAAAAATTCAAGGTCGAACGGGATTCGTTCCTCTTTTCGGTGATAGAATTCATATCGTTCATCGGAGTTCTCCAAATAATCATGCCCAATTGAATTGTCAAAGCTTACAGCAAGAGCATCTGACAATAGTTTTGGTATTGAACCTTTGTCGTTCGTTTTATCTTTTCCTTCTAAGATTGTGATTGAATTACGAACTGCATTGTAAATGGCCTTTTCCTGACAAAATTTTTCCGTTTTGTCGATTAGCCATTCCTGATTCGGTGTTTCCAGCTCACGATTATGCTTATCGATTTCTTTAAGGTATTCTTCACAACTCTTAAATTCTTCATCAGTAATATTCTTACTTTCCTTTGAAGCAAGAATCAAAGCTTCTACAGACGGAGTGGTGTTGTATTGGTTAGCATATACATTTATTTCTTTAAAGATATACTTTTCAACTCTATCGGAAAAATATTCATCTTTAATAAACGGAAGAACTTTTCTAAGGAAATCTTCACTTTGTATCAGAGTCCTCAATATAGTCTGTTCCAGCCTCATCTAGAAGTCCTTTTTCAATGTTTTGCGACATAATTTCCACAAGAATGTCACCAATATAATTTTTGAATTTTTCGTTCAAATAATCTTTTTCGTAAGGTGACTCTATGACATTATAAATGAATCCTAGATAAATGTCATCATTAGCGCCCTCTTCAAACTTTACTTTACCATATTGATACACAACATCTCTAAAAGGACCTGTTAATAATTTTATACCAACTGTTGTACTTTCGTTTTCTGGAATTATATAGTTGTAATCAAC